TCTACTAGCACCATTAGGTAAGGCATTGTTTAGCTTTAACATGCAATTCAACTTCGACAAGCAATTTGCTGACGGTGATCTTGAAGTAAAAGCTAGAGGTACAGAAAGCTTGATGCGGAATGAAATTCGTAGCCAACGCCTACTACAGTTTATGCAAATGACGCAGAACCAACAAATGGCCCCGTTTGTTAAATATGATTATGTACTTCGTGAACTGGCAGCTTCAATGGATCTTGATGAAGATAAGATTTTGAACGACCAACGTGAAGCAATCGTACAAGCTAAGATGATGGCTGAGATACAAGCGATGATGCCACCACCTCCACCGCAAGCTGCACCTGCTGAAGGCGCACCTAACCCTAGTGATCCTACAGGTAATGGTGGTGGGAATATAGCACCAGGATCAGCACCCGAACCAGGCGCACCAGGATTTACTGGAGCAGGTGGTGGAGACAATGGCGGTAATGAACCAGCGCCAGCTAATGCACCACAGCAACCACCAGTACAATAATAAATAACCACTAAGTATTCCAATTTACTGGAACACTGGAACACCTACCCCCCCCTACATCACTATAATTAAACAATAGGGTTAACACACCTATGGATAAACAACTGTATCGTGCGCTGCTTATGTTGGTGAACGATAAGAAATCAATGGAACTTCTAAAGGAATATGCAGAAGCAAAGATCGCACTGCACCATAAACAACTAGAAGCCTCAAAAGATCACCACGACATTCTAAGAATACAAGGCGCTATTGCTGAGTTGCGTAGATTTAAAACACTTCGTGACGAAGTAGTTAAGGGAGCTGAATAATGAATACGAATGCTAGAAAAGTTAAAGGTGCAAAAACCCGTAACGGTAAGCCTGTTTGGATTAACGACGAGAATGATGAACCGTACTCTGAAAAATCTATGTCATTTGAATATGGCGATGGTCAAATCGTGTCACCTACAATTGATCCTACTACAGGAGAATTTTACGATTTGGATAAGCTATTCGAACATTATAAAGAGAATGGCCCTTACGATATATTTACAGGTGAAAAGCTACCTGTATTCGAAGATGTTACAACTGCGGATGCCTATTCTATATGGCGTTCAGATAACATGTTTAATTTCGATCTATCAGAACAAGAGTTCTATGCAGGTGAATCAGGCCTGTACTCTAAACAAGATGGTTCTGACACCAGTTGGGCAGATAGAAAGCAAGACATGATTGATCTTGCGGCAGGAGCTAGAGACAAAGTTTATGGTGTGTTTGGCATTTCTGATGATGAAAAAACAGGCTTTGCGCTGGGCGGTCTGGCAGTTGCTAACAAGGGAATTAAAACAGTTGAAGGACAGGATATGGCTAAGAAGAAATTTCAATTAGACCGTAAAAAAGCCGATAAGAATGGTGACGGTAAATTAAGTAAATATGAAGAAACTACAGGCGAAGCCATACAAAAAGCTATGGATGATGACGAGCTTATAGAGATGTCTCATGGCGGTATGGCTTGCGGTATGATGTCCGATCCAGAAAGCGGTAACGAAATACCAATGGGATCTAGTGCAGAAAATGTACGGGATGATATCGAGGTAATGATATCTGAAGGTGAATACGTTCTCCCTGCCAACGTAGTTAAATGGCACGGCCTAAAACATATTATGGATATGCAATCAGAAGCCGAGATGGGCTTGATGAGCATGTATGATACTGGGCTTATCCAGTACACAGACGAAGAAGGTGCTGAAGAACCTGAAGAGGTAGAAGCAGCAGAAACAGATGCTCCTGAAGAGGACATCGAAGTCGAAGTCGCTACTGTAGAAGTAGACGACAAACTTGATGACGATGAGGAAACTGAGGAGATTTCCCCACGTACATCAAACCTACCAAGTGTGATGCAACGAAAGAGTTATGCATTTATATCTTAATTAAGGGCTACTCGCTTTATGCGACCCCCGTGAGGCAATAATGGCAAAATATCGAAGAATAGAAGATGAAGACAATGGACTATCTTATGCAGAAGAGCTTGAAGCTCAAAATCCTGCAAAAGATTCTGAAGTAGTCGAAGGCGAAGATACAACATATAAGAAACGATATGGTGATCTCCGACGACACTCGCAGCAGTTGATGCAACAAAAGGATCAAGAGCTACAAAAAATGAAAGCTCAACTAGATCAGGCCGCCAAAGGTCAGATTAAGTTTCCTAAGACAGATGAAGAGATTGATGTCTGGTCTAAGAAATATCCTGATGTAGCAAAGATTGTGGATAGCATCGCTCAAAAACGTGCTAATGAAGCACTTGCAGAGGGCGAAAAGCGTATGGAAGGATTACGTCAGTTAGAAACTAAGCTTACCAAAAAGGAAGCTGAACAAGAACTTCTTAAAATGCATCCTGACTTTAATCAAATACGACAAGATCAAAGTTTTCATGATTGGGTAGCAGAACAAACTATAGATACTCAAAATGCTCTGTATAAAAACAATTCTGATGCTAGATCCGCTTCTCGTGCTATTGACTTATATAAATACGATATGAGTAGATCTACTACAAAATCTAAATCTAAATCAGCAGCACACTCTGTAGGTCGAACATCATCATCTACACCTAAAGCCGCAGGAAGAGCTACGTTCTCTGAAAGCCAAGTACAGCAAATGAGTAATATTGAATTTGGTAAGAATGTAGAAGCAATTGAAGAAGCCATGCAAACTGGTAACTTTGATTATGATCTAAGTGGTGGCGCTAGATAGGGTGTTGCAATGACACCTAACTAATGTTATAATAAAGGTGAAGAGGCGAAGATTATACGACTCGCCCCTTCCCAGCTTTTTAATGATACGTCTTCTAAAGACATATCTTCTGAGAGCTAAATTTCTCAACTACAGAATAGAGCCACCTCACGGTCTACCTCTATGTCTTAATATCATACAGAAGAATATCGACGTTTAGTCTACCAGTGTGTTGAGGCCCGTCTGCTATTTAGTTGCAACTTCATAGTTATTCGCACCCTTATTTATCACTGCCACTTAATTGTCCTCTTCGGTTTTGTTCAGGCTTCGGCCTAGCCATTTCACAAGGAGTACATACAATGGCAATTGCAAAAGCATCGGGGTACACCAACCTCAACTCAGGAAATTTTTCGAGTGTAATTTATTCGAAGAAAGTCCAACTCGCATTCCGCAAGAATACTGTTACGGGTGCTATCACTAACTCTGATTACTTTGGGGAAATTGCATCCCAAGGTGATACCGTTAATTTGGCGGCTTAGTAGAGCAATCTACTTCGAAAAACTCTGTGAATTGCTGGGACATCTCCACGAGACAATCAGCAGCGAAGCCTAGAAATAGGAACGTCCAACGACCATTCCGACAGGAAGTAGAGCCAAGTGGCTCGAAGCGCAGAGCATCCCCAGTGGATGATGATATGGTCTGATCTACATGGCGACATGTAGCAGCTTTAAAAAGCGGAATAAGAACTAACGATCTTATTTGAACATATTGCAGAATTATCAAAGAACCAGAAATTTCTGTGTCGCAGTACAAGCGTGGCACGACCATAGCTGCACAAGATTTAACTGATGCCGATTTTTCATTAACAATCGACAAAGCTAACTACTTTGCTTTCAAGATGGATGATATCGAGGACCAGTTTAGTCATGTGAATTTTATGTCCCTTGCAACAGACCGTGCAGCACACCGTTTAGCTGATCAGTATGACCAAGAAGTTCTTGGCTATTTATCAGGTTATAAGCAGTCTGCTTTACATGCTAATGCAGCCGCAGTTAACGACCAAGTAAATGGTTCTAAAGCGGATACAGCAGCAGGTTCTGACGAATTGTTAGCTTCAATGAAGTTAAACAAAGGTTCATTTGGTAACATTACAACAACTTCTGCTGGAGATCATTCGATTCCATTAGCAGCACGTTTACCAGGTGCAACAGCACTACCTACAGCTACATGTTCACCAGCAATGGTTGTAGCTCGTATGAAGCGTCTATTGGATCAAAATCAAGTTGATTCAGCAGGTCGTTGGTTATGTGTAGATCCAGTATTTATGGAACTACTAGCTGACGAAGATTCACGCTTCTTGAACGCCGATTACGGTGACTCAGGTGCGCTTCGTAACGGATTGGTGTTAAATAACTTCCACGGCTTCCGTGTATATACATCATCAAACCTACCAGCAGTCGGAAACGGTGCAGGGCATTCAGGTGCAGCGAATAACAACGCCCATTTCGGTGTTATCGTAGCTGGACATGACTCAGCGGTGGCAACAGCAGAACAGATCAACAAAACGGAAACATACCGTGATCCAGATAGCTTTGCAGACATCGTTAGAGGGATGCACCTTTACGGTAGAAAAATCCTACGCCCAGAAGCGTTGGTTACTGCGAAATATAACGCAGCTTAAACTTTTTATGGGGCTGGCTAATCTGTTAGCCCCATTCCTCTATCTAAGGGTACAATATGCCTAGCACCTATATAAGTTTATGTAATCAAGTACTACGCCGACTAAACGAAGTTGAAGTTGCGGAAGGTGCTTTTGATTCTGTTACTGGCGTTC